AGTAGATAATGATGCAGATAGTGGTGCTTCAGGATATTTACATTTATTTGATCCAAGTTCCACTACATTTGTTAAACATTTTATAGCAAAATCTTCAGGAGTTGGTAATAGTACAACAGCAGGCAATCAATATGTAGGTGGGTATGGTAATACTACAAGTGCAGTTGATGCTATACAATTTAAAATGAGTTCAGGAAACATAGATTCAGGTACAATAGATATGTATGGAGTTCTATAAATAATTATGATAACAACCAACAATAAGGAGTAAATATGCCAAGATATAAGTTAGTGAATGGAGAAAGAATTCAACTCACAGCACAAGAAGAAGCAGCTAGAGATGCTGAAGAAGCAGCTTGGTCAGCTGGTGCTTTTGATAGAGCAATTGCAGACTTAAGACAAAGAAGAAATAATTTGTTAAAAGATACTGACTTTTATGCTTTGTCAGATGTAACAATGAGTGCTGACATGACAACGTACAGACAAGACCTTCGTGATCTCACAAATGGTTTGAGTACAGTTGCTGATGTTAATGCTGTTGTCTACCCAACAAAACCTGAATAAATTATATAAATTATAATTCATATCTGTTAATAAATTAACATGAAGTTTATGTTAATTTTAAAGATATGTTCCGCTGTACACATGAATTGTTTACCACCAATTCAGTACAGTTTTGTATTTAATTCTTGGTCAGAATGTGCTAGTGCAGGTTATCTACAATCTATTCAAACAAATAATAATATAGATAGTGGTATGATAAATAGAAATAAAATTGTCATTAACTTTGAGTGCGTAGAAGTTAAAGAATTATAGGAGTGTGTTATGGATAATATGTTAAAAATATTTGTAGAACAAATAAAAAAACTTTGGGAAAAAGTAAAAAGCTATGTCAAAGAAAAAATTAAAAAAATTATCTGCAACTGTAAGTGCCAAAAAACAGATTAGAGAATACGCAGAAAAAAATAATAGTTATCGTATCTCAACTCATGAGAAAGTATGTGCTGAACGTATGAAAACTTTATTCAAAGCTATTGATGAAATGAGAGTGGATATAAAAAATTTACACTCTGATATGAATAAAGGTAAGGGTGTTATTAGTTTTCTTATTATCATAGGTGGTCTTATAGGAGCTGTGATTAGCTTCTTTAAATGGAATGGCTAAACGCAGACAAACAGCGTCAGTAGGATTATATAATGAACTCATTGCACAGGCTAAATTTGCTAAAGACCCTAACAAAATTGTGTTCGTACCAGCTATGGGTAGAGGACCAATAGATATGGTAGTGCTAGATATAAACACAGGTGAGTATCAAGCCTACGATGTTAAGAGTGCAAATTATAGAAAATCAGAGTATACTCCTAAAGATACCTACAAAAGAAGAGCAGGTACGCTAATAAATAGAGGATTGACAGACGAACAAAAAAAATTAAAAGTCAAAATATATTATAATAAATGAAACTTACAGCTAACATAACTCTTGATGAGCTAACCAAGTCGCAAGTTGCAGAACGTAAAGGTATCAACAACAACCCTAGTCCTGAACAAATAGAAAATTTAAAAGCATTAGCTATTAATGTTCTTCAACCTGTTCGTTCACACTTTGACAAGCCTTTAATTATATCTAGTGGTTTTAGATGTGCAGAGCTTTGTGTAGCTATTGGTAGTAAAATTACAAGCCAACACGTTGCTGATGATGAAGCTGCTGCAGCAGATTTTGAAATACCTGGCGTAGATAATAAAGAATTAGGAAAGTGGATTAGAGATAATTTAGAAGTAGACCAAGGAATATTAGAATTTTACAAAGATAATGAACCTTCAAGTGGATGGATTCATGTAAGCTATTCAAGAAATCAAAACAGACAACAATGGTTAAGAGCTATGAGAGAAGAAGGCAAGGTAATTTATAAACCTTGGTTAGAACAATAATGTGGTTAAATTTATTAGGTATGGGAGTTAAGACAGCTGCCAAGTTATATCAAGACAAACAAAAAACTAAAGAAGCATTATCAGAAGCCAGACTTCACCATGCAGAGAAGATGAGGAGGGGGGAGATAGAATACAAGGGTAAAGTATTCGAGCATCAGAAGGGAGACTGGAAAGATGAGTTCGTACTTATCGTGTTGTCTACCCCTATCTTCATGTTAGCTTACTCTGTATTTGCAGATGATCCAGAGATAGAAAGAAAAATGGATTTGTTTTTTGAGAAGCTCCAGTCAATGCCTTGGTGGTTGGTCGGACTTTGGGTATCAGTCGTTGCTGCTATCTATGGCATCAAAGCTAGTGAAATAAAAAATTTTAATAAATGACAACCAACGATTACGATCCTAGGTTAATTGACAAATATCAAGACCCTAGATATTTAGTTCATTTTCAATGGGATAAATCTGATGACGTTTATCGTTATGCTTTAGTTGAAGTTATACATACAAAAGATATAGACTCTAGGAATAAAGAAAAAAAAGATGAAAAAGGTTTAACACAGAAAGAAATATGGCAAAAAAAATATCAACATCTTATGTCCAGCAATACAGTTCTAAAGTAAGTTTACTATCACAACAAACAGGTAAGTATGGCAAGAGTAAAATTCAATTTACAAAAACCAAAGCACGAAAGAATACCAAAAAAAACAAGCATAGGTAGGCGACCTAAAAAATCTTCTATGAACAAAAACCGCAAGAGGTCATACAAACCTTACGCAAAACAAGGTAGAAGATGAAAATTGTAGTGTTATATCTTGTAGAAGCTAACGCTGTGTTTACTTTGGATACACAAATTAACTTTCATTATCTATATTTAAAAGAACAAATTAATAATTGTTTTGATGTGTTAGAAGGTGTAATAAAAGAGATAGCCGTATATCATGAGTATCCTTTAAATAAATGGTTAATGAAAGATGGTACGCAAGTAGTTGGAGGACATTGTGAATGAAAAAATCGAAAAGTAAACTAGAATATTTAAAAAAAAATATTGTAATCATACCTGTTATTGGTGCAATACTAGCTGGAACATTTACGTCTGTTAGATATGTACTAACTATGACAGATACTATTCAAGTTAATAAAGAAATACTTACACAAGTAACTCAAGATTTAGAAATACAAAAAGAAATGGTCAATGATATTAAAAATAGATTAGCCAGAGCAGAAGCAACATGGGATATGGCAGAAAACATTTTTCAACAATTAGCAGATCAGGTAAGACAACATGAATATGATATTAAAGACCTTAATCGTTAGTGTTTTTATTGCTCTATTTTCTACAACAGCACAAGCAAGAAATGAATATCTTAATAATGGAACAAATACTTGCGATCAAGGAAGTTGGGAAGCATATACAGAGGTTAGGCAAAACGAATATAAGTCTGGCTCTAGTGCTGAATCACAAAACCAAGTATTAGGTTGGAGATTTAGAAAATCTATTGGTGATGCTTGTACTGACGAATTTATTGCTGAACAACAAAAGCAACAAAAACTTAAAAGACAATTAGAATTAGTTAAAGAGTGTAAAAGAGTTCCTAGAATTAATCCACCACCACCTGCTTTTGCAGAGCTTATAAATGAGTGTATGCAATTAGGTGCTATGTCCGCAGCTAGTTTTCAAGATAGACCAGATGCTAGTATTAGTTATTGGACTGTGTTAAAAGATGGTTGGAAAAAAGAAAACCCTGAACGACCAGTATTTGAAGGACAGTAATGAAAATAAATGAAGGAACAAAAGTAAGTACCGATCTTAAAACAATTTTATCTATTGTTGCTGGAGTTGCTATTGGTGTATGGGTTTACTTTGGTATAGAAGAAAGACTTAACAGATTAGAAACAGCAGATACTTTATTTCAAGCTGACCTGCTCAAGAAAGCAGAACAAGAACCAAAAAATTTAGAGATGTATATGCTTATTGAACACCTTGCTGGTCAGATAGAAAGCATAGAAAAAGAAATAGAAGCATCAAGATATAACAAAGTAAACATAGATCATTTAAAAGAACAGGTTGATGCTTTACAAAAGAAAATGAATGGACACTAGATGGAATTAGTTTTTGCTTTATTAATGTACCTTGGCGATCCGCCAGTTTTAAAAGAACACTTACTTATGCCTTCGTTATCCGAATGTATGCAGAGGAAAAGGATTTCAATGAGATCAACAAACAACGCACAGTTTCAATGTATGAAGGTTAATGCTGTTATCAAAGATGGTAAGATAATAAGCATATCAAAAAGTGATTAATGATAAAAAAAATCATAGATTTTATAGAGAAAGTTATTTTAAAATTAATCGGTTTTAAATAGTGTATTGTATTTTGTGGATGCGTAACGATAAGTGGGAGTTGTTCACTAATGAAATATGGGACACAGAAAAAGAAGCCACAGAATATGCTAAACGAGGTAATTTTAAAAAGAAAGATAAATGGAAAGTTGTTTTATACGACAGAAAATATTATAGATAGTTATGGCTATAAATAAAGCAAAGATGAAATGCAATGCACCTAAACGACAAGTTCAAGGTGGTAAGAAGTTTGTTGTTAAGGCTTGTAAAGATGGTAAAGAAAAGATTATTAGGTATGGTGATGCTAATATGAAGATACGTAAATCGAATCCTGCAGCTAGAAAGAGCTTTAGAGCTAGACATAACTGTAAAACTGCAACAGATAAATTTACAGCTCGTTATTGGTCCTGCAAAAAATGGTAAAGAAAAAGACCTGGTCTAAAAGAAACATTACTTTAGTTTGTGGATATTGTCTTATGTGTAAAAGACAGCTATTGAGTAATGAAGGTGGATGGATTATAAATGCAGAGAAGAAACATTTTTGTCATTATTATAATGGCAAACCTAGTTGCTTCGACAAATATTTAAATATAGGAGATAAAAATGTACGGCAAGAAAGCAAAAGGTAAACTTACAAAGAAACAAAAGACTTTACCTAAATCACTACAAAAAAAGATAGTTAAATCTAAATCAAAAAGGAAATAATGAAAAAAGGTTATCACAAAACTAAATCAGGTAAGACTGCAAAAAAAGGTTTGTATTACAACATTAACAAAAGAAAGAAAGCTGGTACAAGTAGAAGCAAATCTAAATCTACTATAACTAAAAAAAGCTATCAATCTATGTTAAGAGGATTTAAGTAATTAGTTCTTCTTTTAATTCTTTAAACTCTTCGTGAATTGTTTTTTCTGGTGTCCAAAATCTTTGACCTAGTGATTTTAATCTTACGTGATGTAAAACTGTAGAATGATCTATCTTTAACATTCTACCTAATTGAGATAATGATACACCATATATCTCTATCATTAAATTAATTATAATACTTCTGGTTCTAACTAAAAATTCAAACCTTCTTATACCTAACACCTCTTCTTTTTTAACTTCATATTTTATACACACTTTATTAATGACAGCATCTAAAGTTTGAGGATAAACTTTTTTTCGGTCTGATGCTAAACCATTTTTCTTTTCTTCAAATCTTTCTTGCCTATATTTCAATCTTAATAATTGACTTTCTATTTTTGCTCTACTTTGTTGTGATGACATACGATAACCATTTTTAAATCCTGTTTTATAAATTAAAAGTTCTCTCCCTGTTAGTTCCCTATACATAGGAGCTTTCATAGCTTGTTTTAATTGTGTAAATGTTTTCATTAGCGTAGCATCCCCTCTGTTGTTTGCACAACCTTTTGTTGTTTTTATAATTATGTAATTAATAAGACTATTAAGCTCTCATTAATTGCTCTTGCGTGTCTACTACTTTTCTACCAAGTCTAATACTGTCTTGGTGATACTTTTCAGCTTTGAGTTTAGCTTCAAGATATTTCTTATGCTTTTTTTCCTGAAGGTCTCTCAACTTTTGTAGACGCATTCTGATTTCCATCAGCATCCTCCTTCACTTTTGTAAAGTCCCATTTTATTTCGGAGACTTTTACTTCTACTAACTTTCCCTCATTTGAGGGGTCGGCAGCTTTCTCTACGGAATCAAATCTTTCTACATATTGAAAGAACGCTTGTCCGCTTCTTGTTCTTATATAGGATTTAACCTTATTGTCAATCATTGTAATCTCTTTCGATTGCCATTTCTATATAATGTATAGCTTTTAAAAGGTCTTGTTTCTGACCTCGTTTTTTGTGCCTACACAAATACTTAATAGCGTTCCCTTCGGCAAAAGGTATGTTGTTTTTATTAACAAATTCTGCTGGTTGAATAGGCATAGAGTAGTGTGATCCGCCTATCTGTTTTTTATAAACATTATCAGTCATAAGTTTGGAGTCTGTGGCAAGGGAAAACAACTAAAAAGAAAGTCAAGGGTGATGACTAAAACCTCGCCACAAACTTTAGAGCCTAAACTCTATCTTCTGTAATTACCATAAGTTCCAGTTTTTTGGTAGGGTTTTTTATACCCACCAAATTGCTGTTGTCCACCACTACTAGATTGAGGTGTCTTATTATCGCTTGGTGTAAGCACAACATTCAATCCTCCTGTTGGTGTACCATCTTCATTGGTATCGTCAAATCCAGCTTGGTTGTACCAAGTGTCGCCTACTTTAGCTCCTATCCTCCACGTTTTTCCTTGTGGGGATTTAGGATTAATAGGTGCAACAAAACTAGGTCTGTTATCTCCTGGTTGTTTGTCTGCATTCGGTATAAGTTTTATATATATCTTATCCATTATATTTTCTCCTGTTTGTTTAGTTTATCCTCTACACTTTCAACAATATTCATTATTGATTTGTAAGTAGAGGGATGTTTAGTTAAGGCTTGTTCAATGTAAGGATCATTAATTCTTCTAACTCTCCTATACTCATAAATGTTTCTACATTTTTTAAAATCATTTATGATTTGATCTACACCTTTATTTGTACTGCCATTGGCAGCACCTTTAGTTTCTCTAGTCATTGGAATACCTAACATATTGTATTCTTCAAGGGAGGTTATGTCGCTCTCCAATATACCAAAGAAACTTAAAGCTCTTGATATTGCAAATGTTTCGCAGAGTTGATATGATCCCTGCTTTTTAAAAGTTTTATGATGACCTGTGGCTAACACTCGTTCAGGATCATAAGCTAAAATTCTACACTTACAAATATAATAATCTTCTTGGTCAAATATCTGTGTATCAAATCCAAGTTCATCACCAAACACTTGCCTAAAGTATTTAATCTTGCTCCAAGATGATACAGCTTTTTGACCTTTATCATTTTTATATATGCCATCTTTACGACACAATTCATTTATCTTTTTTATTTTGTCTATCATCTACACCACCCACCAGTAGTTGTGTGTCTTACTACACCACCTGAAGTTTCAAAGTGTTCTTGCCTTCTCCCCCATGGAACATTTTGTTTATACTTTTGTTCAAAATCCATGTCGCACATAATTTTAAAATCTATTTCCTTTTCTTTTAGGTCATTAGATCTTTTTAGTTCTGCTAATAGTTCTCTTATTATTTTCATTATGCTTCTAACCCCCATAGTTGTTTAATTGTTTTACGTTGTTTGTCTGTTAAGTATTTATAATGGTAGTAATGATTAAGATCAGGTGGCTCTGAAATATCTGCTAACTTTTGCAGATCACCTTTACAATATATAATCATTTGTTCCCAGTTATAAATTCTTTTTACCATCATGTTGTATTGGTATTCTAAATGATCATCATACAATGCTGCATGAGTGTCATCGTATATTAAATATTCTTTATCATTAACTAAAACTAAAAAAGGTTTCTTGCCTGTACACTTCCAATAGAAAGCTACTTGTTTCCAATAATCATCAAAGATAGCATCGTCTCCAAGTGGTTGAGTTTTAAAATAATATTCATCTCTACCTTTTTTCTTTGCTATAGCTGGTGGTTTAGTTTTTAGTTCTATAAATAATTTGTTAGTCTCGTAATCAATACGACCTATGATGTCGTGTAATAATTGTTTAGGTTTGTTCATCACATATCGTTCAGAGGTAATCTTATTTTTGCCACAAAGTTCCTTGACCACCTTTCTTGTTTGCTCAATAGTTTTATGTGCATACTCCAACATATTTTCTCTTGCGTAAGCATCTTTATCATCGACAGGATCATACTTATTAATATCATCTAACTCCTTGCCAAACACTTCGTCATAGTTCCTGTTAGTTAATTTTATAGTTTTGTCTTTCCAATAAAGAGTTTCACATTCCATTCTTTGAGCTGTGTTATTGACCAGGTTTCCAAATCTAGGTTTATATTGCATAGGAAACATACTTCTTTCTACTCCATCGTGATGTCCGTAGTTCATATTAAATTTAGCTAGTGGCATACTAGAGCTAGAAGGCGACCAATGATCTAAACCTTTACCATTATTTAATGTATTAAAATATTTTTTATTACTCATTGTTTTTATGCTTTTATATACACCTTTTTCCACATTGTCTATACTTAATTAAAGGTTGATTTGTGGATAAATATACCTTATTGGTAATGTTGAAAGGACAACTATGAAATTAAAACAATGGATAAAAGAAGAAGGCTTGAGTTGTAGCGAAGCTGCGAGAAGATTTGGGATTATGAATATTAATCCTGCGACTAATGTTTGGAGGTACTGCAATGGTCAGAGAATACCTAGACCAAAAGAGATGATTAAAATTTATAAAGGCACTAATAAAAAGGTACAACCCAA